AGGCATACCGGACGGCTGCTAGGTAGACCTCCAAACTCCACCGGGTTGGTCTGCGCCGACCACACCCGCGCCAGCGCGGTGCCCAAGCTGCCGCGGCCAGTGGCGTCGTGAAAGAAGTTATCCGCCGGAATATCGTTGCTCTCGCAATAGTCCTTCACCCACTCCGCAATCTGGTCCTCCGGGTGAACGCCGCTCTTGTTCACCGGCACAATCACCGGCTGCACCACGTTCAGGATGATCTTGCCGCTGATGTCCTCCCCAAACTCGATGTGACCGCCCACGCACCGGTCCCCGCCATACGCCGCGTCCAAAGCGCCGATCTTGGTCAACCGCGTCCCTTTCCAGATAACCGGTCCCAGCGCTCCGAATTGACGGCACATATCCCGCGTGAGCACCCGGCGGGACAACACGCTGGTTTTCATGCTGCCGACGCATTGGCTCTGGTACTCGAGCGAATCCTTGGCGAAAAACGACACCGTGTTGGCGATCTTCTCCCGGCTGATGAGATATTTGTACCGGGTCGGCTCGTCCGCTGGGAAATCGAAATTCGGACTGTCCGTGCCGATCAGGTTGACGCAGCGCCCGTTCATAAAGCGCGTGTCCCACACCGAGGTCTTTTCCGGCTCCATGTGCGCGCTCCAGCCGTCCTTCGGCTCCGCCGCCTTGCCCAAGGGGTCGTTCGGGTCATTCGGATTGCCCAGCACCGTGGCCCGGAAATCCTCGTTTTTGTCCAGGTTGGCAAACGCGCTCAGGAATGAAGCGCCCATGAACTGCGCCTCGTCCGCGATCAGCCGGACGCGCTTTTGCTTGATGCCGAGAAATTTGCTCAAGCCGACAAACTTGCCGTTTTGCACACACGGAACGCCCACAATGCCTTTGCGCAGGTCGCGCGCGTCGGTGTCCACGTTGTCAGTCGCAATCGCTGGTTTCGCGTCCAGGAGGTTGCCAGGCAGAAAGGAAAACCGTTCCTTGGCTCGTTCCCACAGCATGACAATCTCGCCCCACACGCGCAGGCGAAGCCCGCGCAGGTCAGTGGAACAGACCAGCACACAGGTTTCGTTGGGGAACACCATGTACTCGCACAAATACACCCAAGCCGGCGCGTGGGTCTTGCCAGATGATCCGGGACCGAGAAGCACCGTCACCTTGTTGGTCAAAATTTCGTCCCGGCAAAGCCTGTGCCAGCGGTGGTCGTCGAGTTCCGGCCAGAGGATTTTCCGCATTTCCTCGTAATGATAAATCAGCCCCTCGCCGCATGGATTTCCTGATTTACCTATCCACTTGCCACCCTTGCGAATGGCCGACATTTCGATTTCGATGTCCAGCGTGTCCGCCGGCCATTTTGCGCCGTACTTGGGAATTAAAGCTGCCATTCAATCCATCTTCGCCGAGGATCAACCGAAGACAAACAAAAATAACACTCTGGATTAAGCCTGTTCGCAGGCACGGTCTAGAGTTGAGGTAGTAGCGAGGGAAAGAAGTTGAAAATGCTTTTAAGATCCATTAAACAACACCCATGAAAATATTACTTGCCATGCTATGCTGCTGCGGCATTGTCATGGCCCAAACCGTCCCCGAATCCATCGTGAGCGACGGAACCGTGTACCGCATCACGCTCACAAACCACGTCGTCACGCCCGTGATCTACACGAATTATGCCGACGCCAAAAAAGTGCTGGACGAGTGGCGTCATCAGAATATCCCGTGGCATTACGTTCATGAATACCCGATCACGCTGGAAACGATCAACACGAACGACATGGCGGACGGTATGGTTCAAAAAGACCCGTTTGAAAAATCGGTTCGGCAGTCTCTCAGCCCGCGCGTTCCGCCGCCGAGAACAGACTTGGGACAGGAGAAGTTGAAGCGCCAGCCCCCGCTGCCCCCGTTGCCCGGCCCGTTCGCCGCCAAGGAGCGCGCGACGTTCACGCCTAGCCACTAATTGGACGCGCTTGCTGGAGGAAGCCCGTTGGTTAATCGTGGCGTGTCGGCTTTGGAGCGTGCATCCTGAGTTTGTGATACGCCAGGCAGGCCACGAAAGCGGCCAGCGCCCGTTTGTCGCCGGGTTGAATGGGGTCATTCTCGACTTCCTCGCAAATCTCTCGCAACCGCACCCATTCCCCGTTTGAAAGATCGTAATGGTTGTCCCAATAATGCTCCAGCAGAGAGTCCAATTCCGGGGTGTGCGGGCTATGCAAAATCTTGGCCGCTTTCTCGCCGAACATCGTCAGCACGACTTCCACCTTGACCAATCGCGTGTTGATCTCGGTGTGAGATTGCATGTTGCTCAAGACCAGCCACGCGATTGCGGCCGCGTACCCGCCCAGAATCCACAAAAAAACTGTTTCGTTCATGCGTTCTCATCAATCATGCCGTGAGTATTGCCGGTGTTCGTTCATCTCGTCAAATCCTGCCGCCAGCGCGCGAATATGCTCCGTCACTTTCGCCCAGCCCCGTTGCTGCTGTGGAGACAGCAAGTCCCAGGTGTTTCGCTCCGTGGCGCAGTTGGCCGCGTACACGCCGAACAATTCCGGGGCAGAGGACCGCAACATCCTCGCCTGAAAAGCGGGTGTGACTTGTGATCGGCGGCTCATGGTTTGACCAGTCTCACATTCACGTCACTTCGGGGAACTGGCGGCGTCGAAGCGACCGTGGAAAAATCGCTTGACCCCCAGAAATTCGTCGCCACCCCCACGTAAAACCCCTGCCCCGGCAGCGTCATAAACGGCAGGCGGCAAACCATGTTCGTCCCCGTGTTGTCCAGGTTGGTCGGATTCAAGCCGTTCATGTAATTGGTCGCCCACACGTTGGTAAAAAACGGCCAGGTGGTCACGGGGGCCGAGAGCGTGTTCGTGCTGTAGAACACAAACACCATGTCCGTCGAAACCGAGTCTGTCGGGTAGCCCCAGATCAGTGACACTGGCGTCGGCGTGATCGGCACACCTGCCAAAACCAGCCATGCGCTAAACAACGCAGCCACGGCTATAATCTTGCGTTTCAAAGGCCGCTCGTTGGCGCCGCCGCCGTCCCTGCCGTCGCTGGGGCCGTCGGTGGCGTTATTCCCGCCATGGCGTACGCCTGCGCCAGGTAATCCGCCGCGCTGGTCTTGCCCCATTTGGCCGAAAGCGCCAGCATTTCAGCGGACGTTACCGTCGCCGCCGGATTGCCCTCGAACATTTTCACCAGTTCCATGGCCAGCGGGAAACCCACCTGCGCCACCAGTTGAATGATTGTTGTGATGCCCATAAATTTAATGAGGTAGCGCGTTCACCGTGGTCGTGATGTCCTGCGCCGCCGCCACCACGTTGGGGGGCGCGGTCGCCGTCGCCAGGTTGCCGGCGGCGAACGTCACCGCCTGGTTGTAATAGTTAAGGTACAGCGCGTGCTTGCTCGCCACCGTCTGCCATTGCGCGTCGCTGATCTTGCCGGACACCTTGAGCGCCGCCGCCACCTTCATGGCCGCGTCCACGCTCGCCCCCACCCCGTCCAGCGTGTTATAAGTCGCCTGACTGACCGTGGGTGTGGTCTTGCAGGCGATGAACTCCAGCGGCGCGAATGCCGCGACCGCGAACAGGACCATCAGTCCCGCCGTCATGCTTCGTATTTTTCTCATAAATCCTATGGTTTGGGCGCCGCGTCCGCCGGGGAGCCTGCCGCGCCGGTTGGTTTCTTGATAAAAGTCGTGTCCGCCTCCTCCTTGCTCACGCTCTGGCCGGCGTCCCCGGCGGCCACCAAGCCCACTCCCGCCACCAGCGCCACCACCGCCGTCATCACCGCGTTTTCGTCCACCGTATGCGCCTTGATCTGGAAGCCCAGATGCACCAGCGCGCCCAGGATCATGGTCACGCCCGCGCTCGTCGTCTTCCAGTTGGACAGCAGATTTTTCATATTGGGTCGAGGCTTCGCCTCGTCAGGGAGTGTAGTCCACCATCGCCTGGTCAATGAAAATGAAATTGCTGGGCCCAGACGCATTGGGCGAAAATATGACCTCAAAGACATGGCTCACGGTCGTGTCAATCGTCACCGGGCTGCCAATCGCCGCCAGCACATTGTTGCCCGCCGGCTGGATGTTTACGATGGACAGGTAGCCAATCACCTTGCCACTGGCGCCCGTGGCTTGAAAGGTCAGCGTGGCCTCGACCACCGTCATAAATGGAGGCGTCAGTCCGCCTGGATTGACTGCGGCGGAGCCGACGATGGTCACGCCATCCATCAAAACATTGCAAGTCTGGTTGCCACCGGAGGCATTTTGAACCCGGCCCAGCGATTTCGACCTTATGGTGCTGCCGACATTCACCATCGCGCTCGTGATGGTCTTGCTTCCGACCCCGTTCGTTCCGAGCAATGACATGAACCCAGCCGAATTGGTCAGGCCCAGTTGCGGCCCGGTGAAAATCCAGATCGCCTGCACCTCGTGCGCGGCGGCGGAAGTGACGGATTTGTAGGTGGAATCCCCGAACAACGCCGTCGTGCTGTTGGCCGTCCCGCTGCCCAATCGCGCCGGAGCCACGGTGCCACTAGTGATATTGTTGGCATTAAGCGCCGTGAGAGCCGTGCCCACGCCGGTAAAGGTATTCCCGGCATTGTTCATTATATTGGCCCCGGTGAAGGTCTGGCCAGCGTTGAGCAAGGCCACATTGGCGCTCAACCGCGCGTCCGCGACCGTGCCGCTCGCTATGTTATTTCCAACCAGATTGACAATCGCCGAGCCGTCCCCGCTCAGCGGCGCGAAACTCATGTTGTCCTTCAAAAACAACCCCGCCGGGACGGCGTTGGCCACAGAAGTCACCTGGTGCGGCCCGCTGCCAATCACGTAAAGCACATCATTGCCGGTGTCTTGCGAAAGCGTCGGGGCGAACGTGTTGCCCAACAGCGTCGTGGTGGTGATCGTGATGGTGTTGGCCGAGGCGCTGGTGGGCGTCGTTTGCGTCGTCCAAGGACTCCGCACAATCGGCTGGCCCCAAGCGCAACCGCCCGTAAACAACATCGAAAGTAAAAGCAACTTTTTCATCGGTAAGGCCAGGCGGTGTAATCCACGTTCGCCCCGCCGCTAATTCCGGCGCTTAGGGTGATCGTGAAACCGTTGACAGTTTTGGAAGTGGCGGAAGCCACCACCGACGCCGCCAAGGCGGTGTCGAAATTGAGACTCACGGCGTAACTCGTGTTCGCCATCGCCGAAGTGAAAACCACCACCTGGCTGGTGGAAAGCGATGCCAGGTTGGTCGTTCCCGCGCGGTAGGGAAGCTGGGTGGCTGTCAACCCAGTCAGCCCGCTTCCATCGCCGGTAAATCCAGGAACACCATTGGCGGTAATGTTGTTGGTCGCCCGTACGTTGCCCGCGCCGGGATCGTCGATCCCAGCCCCCAGTCCGCCACCGAAAGTCACGACGTGATGCGGTGCGAAATTACCATAGCCAAGTCCGGCCCCGGAACCGATCCCGGAATTGTGCCAAAAAACCAGTTCATCCCCCAAACCGATGAAGTTTACCGTGCCGCTGGCGTCCACGTTGATACGCTTGTTGTTGGCATCCCACGCGAGCAACGTGTGTTCCACGCTGCTGCTGTCCTGCGCTTGAATGATGTTGGGTTGATTGTCCGAAGCGTCAAAGAGCACGTTGTAGGTCGAACCTCCAGTGACGTTGATGGTCGCGCTAGGGACGGTGTTGTTGTTGTTATTGATGACGATGGCCGGTTTGGTGACGCCGTTTGAGAGTGAACCAAACGAAAGCGTGTCGGCGGACATGGTCCAGTTGAATGTTTTATTTATCTCGTCATAAAAAGCGTCGCTTAGTCTCCTCACCTGGCCGTTGGTTTCCGTCAATTCAAAGAAGTGAAATTCCTGCTGAAAATGGAGTGTGGACTGGTTCCAAAACCTTGTTTCAAACGCGCTTCGCCAGCCTGGACTCACCCCCGACAACAAATTCTGGTTCACGTCCTCGTTGGCGCTCCAGTTGTAAATCGCGTTGTAGCTGTTGTTCGTGTTCGGGGAAAGCTGTGTGGTCTGCTGCACCACCTGGTAAGCGTTCGTCCCATACGGACTGATCCAGTTAGTCCAGCCATTTCCACCACCTTGAAAGGGAGCGTTGGAATAGGTGACTGCCGTGGCCTGAGCGTTTGCTGGAACCGACTGGGTGGTCCAAGGGCTTCTCACCAAAGGCTGCGCCAGCGCCGGGACGCCTAGCAGCAGCAGGAGCAAATAAGGCAACGTCTTCATAATGGCCCTACGCAAGTAGTCAGGAGCCGACGATTAGCACCACCCACGCCTGGTTGGCCACGCTCCACACCGCCAAGGTCGGGTTGGCCGTGTCGCTGTAATAGATCGCCGGGCTGGTCGTGGTCGTCGGGGGGGTGACCGGAACCAGCGCCGCGCCGATGATGATGTTGGTCGCCGTCGCGCCTCCACCGCCTGCCACTTGCTGAGCTAATAGGGACACCATTATCGGAATGAGCGCACCGGGTGGAATATTACACTCGATGCACTTCGCACCGTTCATCAAACTCTGTGGGTCTGTGCTCACGCCTGCTTGGATGGCCAGAAGATTGACCACGATGGCCCACAACGAGCCGACGGGCAACGCGCAAAGGTCGCACACCGCCGCCGACATGAAGGATTGAGGGTCTTGAGAGATAGCCACATTGAAAAATGGGTTAGTATCCGCCCATACCGCCGCGCGCGCCGTTGGTCATCGCGCCCATGCGACTCTCGGCTTGAGACATTTCGCTCTCGCCTTCGCCGCCTTCCTCGCCATCGCCCTTGGGCTTTTCCGGCGCGTATTGGACGTGAATTTCGTCCCCGTCCATTTTGACAATTTTCAGCACTACCTCGTCGCCGACGTTGAACTCTTTGCCAGCCAAAATACTTTTAGGGAGTAGCGCGGTTTCACCCTCCATTTTTTCCTCTGGTTCATTGCCTTCGTCGTGAGCGGACGTGGCGTCCTCTTGGACCGACCCCATGTTGTGATAGCTTTCAGACATAAAAAAGTTTGTTGGACGGAAACCGAGCCGTGGCCACCAACCACAGCCCGGTCAACCGCATGATCCACTTAACGAGCGGACAAATTAGTCAACAATCACTTTGCCAGTGCAATCCACCGGGTCAGACTCGTAATTCTGGACCGGGTAGCCTGGATCAGCGTTGCACGGCGCAATTTCAATCACACAGGCCGGTTCGCGCATGTGGAAGATCAATTCGCTGAGTTCCGTGTATTGCGGGCGGATGGCCTGCTTGAAGTCGCTGATGAACTGGCCCTTGTTACGCCGCTTGTTTTCAATCGGCTGGCCGTTCACGTCTGCGCCCAGGTTGTCCATCACGAACTGCCAGCGTCCGCCGAAGTTACGGCTGGAGAACGGCATTTCGGGATTGACCGGCGTGGCGTCGCTCACGAGCACCTGGAGCGCCTTCCGGTGCCAGATATAGCTCCAGCAGTAAAGCGCCGCTTGGAAGCTCGGATTCACGTCGTCGCGCAACCCGGCCGCGCCGCCCGCGCCGGATGATGGCAGGTTGACGTAGGGAAGAACCACCTGGAACCGCTGGAGACCTCCCACCACGCCCACGTAGTTGAAGCGTAACTGGAACGGGTCCACACGCACGACGTAGTTGCCGATGCTGCCGCTGAAACCGTATTTCCAGTATTTCGTGCTCTGATCCCACTGCTCGAAGCGCCAGTTGCCCGCGATGGAGGGAATCCCGCCATAGCCCTGTTGACCGCCCAAATGGTCGAGTTCCCAGCAGGTTTCGAGGTCCGTCACCAGTTCGATGAGCGGCGGCATGTCCTTGAACGGTTGTTTGCCGAAATACCCCACCTGCATGAGCGGCTGGACCCGGCGCTGGAGCATTTGGGGGGTCAGCTTGCTCGTGGGTTTGAGCGTGCAATCAATGTAGATTTCCTCGTCGCCGACGACCACCCAGTTGTAGGTAAACGCGCTGCCGGCCTGGCCGAAAAACTTGTTGGCCACCCACTGTTTCCCGGCGTATTGCGCCACCCGTTTCCGCAGGTAATTCGACCAGATGGCCGAAGTGGCTGGCTTCAAAATGTCGGTGATGATCTGCCGGAACTGCTCGCGCGCATGGGTGATGTGCATTTCCTGGTCGAAACACAGCAGGGGCGTCGCCCAGCTTTGTTCCTCCAAGAAGTACACCAGCCGGGTGGAACCCCAGGTGATGTAATGCTCGTTTTTGTCGCACGGCGTGCCGAGGCAATTCCCCGCCTGCGTCGCCACCCATTGCTTCGTGACGTTCGGCCAGACGTGATTGAACCGGTCGAGGGTGTGTTGCACGCCCGAGTACGCCTCAAACGTCCCGGTGTCAACGTGAAGAATCCAGCCGTCTTCGGGCCGGATGTCCTCCAGGATGAGCTTGTCATAGACCGGCTCTTGGGCGACGAGAAATTGGGTGAAAGCGCAACCGCTGAGAAGCGAGTTGCTTTGCGGACAGGGCGCTGTGTTGGCCATAAAATCGTTCGGCGTTGGCAACCAATCGGTTGCGGGTTAAACGCTTCGTACGCGCCAATGCGCGACGGAGACTTCGATTTTATGGAGAGCGACCTCCAAGATCAGCAGAAGGTGCTGGTCTTTCCCCGTAGAGTGGGGTTTCGACGACTGTGGTCAAAAGACAACCATTCGTTCGCTGCTCATGCCACAAGGTGACACTATGGTTATACGACCAATCGCGTTTCGTAGGCTGGCACCAAAAAGGTGTTACCGAATCTTTCCCGGTTCAATTAACCGGCAGCCATGAACACCAAATCGCACAGAGTACGGGAGAACGCAAGAATTATTTTGTTCCACGGGGAGTTCCACATTGACATACTGGTCACATGATAACACCAACCTGTCCCTGCGGAAAACCGAGACGACCAGGCGGAAATGATTGTAAGGAGTGCCACAATCAGCAAATGCGAGAATGGAGAAAGACGCACATCCTCTCCTCGAAAGAGCGCAAAAGAATGAACGCTAGGTCTTATGCACACACTTACGTCAAACGAGGAAAACTAAAACGTCAGCCGTGCAGTGTATGCGGGAGTGAGAAATCTGAAATGCACCATTCTGACTATAACAAGCCTTTGAAAGTGGAATGGCTGTGCCGCCGTTGCCATCGAGATTTACACGAACGGAAAACAATATTCAGGACTAGACGGTGGCTTGGACACGACAAAATAATCCAAGTTGATTGGGCCAAGGATTTCGGTTCGTCCACTACTTCGCCAACTTAGCCAGTTGCGCGTCAATGCTGTCCCACGTCGAGAGCGCCGGTCCCCCGCCGCCCTTGCCGTCTCCCCGGCCAGGTTCGGACGCCTCAAATTCCTTGAGCTTGGCTTCTGCCGCGCGCAGGGCCGTCCGCTCCTTTTTCAGCAGGTGCGCCAGCCGATTGAACGCCGCCGCCTTGTTGTAAATTGTGGCGTGCCGCTGTAAAATCTGCGCGCGCTGCTCGCTGGTGAGGCGCGGGTCCAGAGGGTTCATGTGTGAAAACGCCTCATCCGCCTCTTTGAAACCGTTTTCCAATAGCGTGTTGCCCTCGGTGTCGCCCTCGATTGGCTTGAAAAAAAGGGGATATTTCTCGTGCGGCGCGGTGCGGGCCTTCTGCCAGGTTTCGGTGGCCTCCTTGAGCACTTTTTCGCTGGTGGCTTTCCACTCGGCTTGGCGCTTCTGGTCGCGCTCGGCGCCGTTCTTGCGAAACTCATCCAAGGCGTTCAACCGGGCCTGGTTCAGTTCCACGGCCTTTTCGCGGTGGTACATTACCATGGACGCCTTGTTGCCAAAGACTTCCGCCGCCCGTTCCGCCGCGGCGTCGTTGTCCGTTATCCGCATGATGGCATCGAAGTCGGCGTCCGTCCCCTGCCGGACCGCGCCGTTCTCGTCGGTCAGCGTGAGACTTCGAACGCGCGCCCGGCCCGCCTCGTACGCGCTGACAAACGGCGCGTTCCACTTTTCTTGATACTCCTGGCTCCGCTCGTAATTGCTAAATCGTTGTTCTTCCTCAAGTTCGGACAGCCGTTTCTCGCGTTCGGCTAGGGTTTCGGACAGCTTCTTCTTCTCCGGGTCTTCCACGGGTGTTTTGGCCTTTTCGGCCTCATACTCGGCGATTTTCTTTTGCAGCGCGGCGTTCTCGGCCTTGGTGCGGTCGAGGGCTTCGCGGAGCGTGGCGGCTTTGGCGGGAGGTTGCTTGGCGGGTTCGTCACCGGGTTTGGCGGGAGCGTCCGGGGCGTCCGCCGCCTTGTCATCGGGTTTGTCCCCGGTCGGCTGATCGGCTGGTTTTGCCGGCGCGTCCTTGCCTTGAAGTTCGGCGGAGGGATTTGGCTCGCCCATGGCGTCCAGTTGGGCGAAGGCGTCGTTTAAATTCTCGGCGGGCTTCGATACCGGCTTGGACACCGGCGCGGGTTTGCTGGCCGGGACCGCGCTTTGGGACGGTTTGGCGGGCGCGGGCGCGATTGCGGTGGGTTTCGACGGTGCTGGCGCTGGCGCGGCAGGCGCGGCGGGTGGTGGGGCTGGTGGAGCTTCGGTTGGCATAAATTACTTTCGGTCTTGTAATCGTTGTTTTCCAAACCTCCGGTCGAGATATTCTTTCCAAACGTCTCCCTTAGGGGTTACTTCATCGGTATAAACCGACCATCTACCGAGATATTTTTCCGGGCAAAACGGCATTTCTGGAGTTTCCAAAATCGCCTGGTCGTAAATCGGCGGGTGTTCAATGTAAGTGACCTTCCAAGGCGCTCGCTCTATTTTTGGACGGGCAACCAGTTTGGCCAGCAACTTGCGTGGCGCAACCGCACACGCGGCCAGCGCGGAAAAGAAGGTTCGTCGGTTCATAATCCGTGGGCAAGGTTCTGTCGTGGCACCGGCTTCGATTCCGGCACGGTGGCGGTGAGGCTCATCAAGGTTTCGAGAAAGCGTTTGGCCCCCTGCAACTGCCACTGATAGGCCGCCGCCGTGCCCATATCCTGCGGGTGGCCGAGGTCAAATTGCATTTGCAACATGGCGGCGGTTGCCGCCGATTGGAACTGCGTCGAGTCAGTGAGGTTTTGCCAGCCCTTCGCTTGATCGGACTTTTTGAAGGTTTCTCTTGGTGTAATCACTTGAGGTAATTCACTGGACGCGGCAGGTTCCCGCGATGTTTTTTCACCGGCTTCTGGTGTTTACGGCGTCCGTCGTACCACGGAGTTTGTGAAGTCAAGATCTGCGGAAACTTCATCCCGCTCATGCTGCTGTTGCTTTGTCCTGTTTTCATATCGCAATGCCGATGATGGATTTCTGATCGAGAATGACCACGCGGTCGTCCTCAAGTTCTTTTGCGTCAATCCAACTATAGAGAACCTTGTCACCAGGACTCAGGTCAGTGGCGAGAGGCCCCACCGCCAACACGATTCCCTGCCCAGAGGGTTGATGGTACGCCACCGGTAGTTCAATCAACCCGCTCTCGCTGTGGGTGGCCACAGGGACGGGGCGCACCAACACCTTGTTGCCGGTCGGTCGTAGTTTGCGCGCGCTCATCAGTATTTTTTCTTGCGCTTTTTAGGTGTTCTTTTAGCCATAAATTTCAGGTGCGGTTTGCTTCCAATCTTCATCAACGCTTTGGCCGACTTGCGAGAATCAAGGCCGGGGACAAGGTTCTCTGGGTAATGCACGCCTTTGGCCGTGCGGTGCGCGGCGTGCTGTTCGGGAGTGAACGTAGTCGAGTAGCCTGGGAGATCATTAAAATAAGTGGCGTCGGGGGTCATTGGTTCTTCACGTTTACCCCGGTTTTTGTTGGCTCCACGTTGTCGCCCATGGTTCCCGCCAGCCAGAGCATTGTCCTGCGAATGCACCGAGCGAGGTCAAACAGGTCATGACGACGGTGAATCGGCAACTCCTGCAAAATGGCGGTCTTCTCTAGATTGGCCGCGTCCCGGTCGAGAGTTTTGATGACGATTTCCCGCACCCGCTTGTCGAGCGCAATTTGTTCCGACCGTCTCTTTTCAAGCTCGGTCTGCGCGAGTGTGGAAGTTTTCTCGCCGGAAAGTGGAACAACATTATCCGGCCCGTCGGGTGGTGGTACGGGCGTCATGCTTCCCAAGTGGTTAAACCCGCGTCCAGTGCGTGTCAAGCCCCGTTTTCAGACATCACGGTCGCCGGGTCGGGCACGGGCTGGTCACTGAATTCGATTCCCTTTGCTTCGGCCTTCTCGATTTCCTTGAATAAATCCGCCATCGGCTCGATGTGGAGTTCGACCGAAGAATTTTTCAAGGCTTCTTCAATCTCTTTTAGCCGGTCAATAACTTCCTCCGGTTCGTCGCCAAGGCCCACGGCGCAACCGATGGCTTCTGGGTCTTGTCCGGGTGGGAAGTGGTAGGCTCCATCCTCATACGCGCAGGCGTATAATTTTACCCATCGTCTGACTTCTTCCGGGACTCGAATTGATTTCCAGCCTTCACGATCCCCGGTGTAGCCGATGACGGCTTCCCCGCAGAACTTGGCCGTCATGTCCGGCTGGACAAGTTCCCCGCGCGCGCCGAGGTAAACGATCTCGGTAAAATTGCCGTACATTTCCAGTTCTTCCTCCCCCGCTGGAGAAGGAAAACGGAGGCACGGGTCCAACATGAAGCTGTCGCTGCCCTTGACCCTGACTTCGCTGGAAACGGTGTTGGCGTAGTCATACGAGGCCAGCAATTCCTTCATTGCCTCGCTGGGCTGCCAGATTTCTTTGGGCATGTCCGACCGGTGTTTCCAAGTCGCAAAATAGCTCTCTCCCTTTTTCTCGTACCCGAGAATCACCTTGTCCGGGTAATTTCCGTTGACGAAATAAGTGTCCGCGCCGCCTTCAATGTCGGTGTCCACCGGCTCCTGAACATAAAAAAGCACCCGGTCCTTGAACGGGCCGAATTTCAGCGCCAGCACGTCCAGCTTGTTTTCGATCTGCGATTTCTCACACGCCTTCCAGGTCTCCATGTCGCCGCGAAACCGGCTAATTTTTACGTGGAAAGTCTCGCCTTCGTGATCATTGAAAAAGACCCGAAGATTTGAGATGCCTTTGATGACGTGGGTTTTGGGCATGGGCAGACCAATCTTTTCACAGGTCTTAATCCAGACGCCGCGCATCTTCTCCTGAACGTCAGCGGACTTTGATCCCCAGACCGGAAATCCTTGAGATTGAAGTTCGAGTTGCAGTCCGCTGTCCCCCACGTCCGGGAACACAAAACCGTCAATCTCGTTTTTTATTTTCCAAAAGTCATCGGTCAGTTCGATATCATCGTGACCGTCGCCACGGCAGGCTTGCGCGAAGGTTTCAAACGCATCACCGTTTGGAATATGGTAAATGACCCGCTTGCAGTCTCGCGCTAGCCGTTGCGCCACCGGAAAATATATCCCGTGGTCAACAACGCAGAGCGTCAGGTCGGAAATGTCTTTAAGCTCTTCCACTTGACAATATCTGGGTCTGTCTGGATTTCTGATTCAAACGACTGCAACGAGGGCAAATGCCACGCCCGACAGAACTAACATTCCAGCCCTGCGAATGGGAAACATCCCGCAAACTGTTTTCGTCTGGTGAAATGATTTCGAGCGTGGCCCCACAGGCACATTTCACCGTTGTTTTCACAACGACTCGACTGCCCGCGTGTATTCCGCCCAATCCACCCCCAATTCCAAAGCGATCTGGCGCTCAATATTTTCAGCAAATCGGTGCTCCTTGCGATATGGGGCGGCTGGATCATCTCCCGGTTCGTCGGTGTTTCCGGGTGCTCTCTTGGCCTCGAACGCTTCATCGAACGCCTTGATGTCCGTTTCCTTGATGCCTCTTTTTCGAGTCATATATTCCTCGACCAGTTCGTGAATACCGACCAGGAAATGATAATCCTCGTTGCCCATGTCAGATACCCGGAATTGAGTCACGCCTTTCTCGTCTAGCCAATAGTCGCCGACAGTCTCGTACCGATGTTCGTTGTGTGGAATGGATTTTATGTTTGAGTTCATTCCCGAAATGATTTCATGCGCTCGCGCTTGAGATTCGCCGCCGTTTCGAGGTCGGTTTTGTGAATCTCGGATTGGTGCCTTTGTTGTTCCTGTTTCACCTGCTGCTCAAATTGAACCTGCCGTTGGGCAGTACGTTGAGCGTGAGATTTCGCCGCGAGATCAGCCTTGGTCTTGGCGGTCAGCGTGATGGCTTCCAGTTTTGCCTTAGTCTCCGGGTCAACCCCGCCGTTCGCCGCCTGCTGCTTCTGCATTTGTTCCTGTAACCGTTGGGCGAAACCACGAATCTCGTTGTTGAGCATGGTCAACGCTTTTTCGTACTGCGTGACCCGCTGTTTTTCGGACTTGTCCTCGCCTAGTTTTGCAAGGTGCTGCTGGACGTGAGTGGAAATATTTGACAGCCCGGCAATCTCGTCCGCTGTGGCCATGTTGCCCTTGGTCTTCTGGATTTTTTGGACGATCCTCGCCATGCTGGCCAGCCACGTCTCGATGTACTGCCGGTGGTTCATGCCGTCCTGGACCTCCACCGGCTCGCCCAGCATAAGCGTGCCCACGGACTGTTGCGCGTCGTGGACGCTAGGGCTGACGTGCGTGCCCTCCGGCACAATCTGCTCCACGAGCGCCGGGTCGTCGCTGTTGGCCAGCACGTACAGCCGGTCAATCACCTTCTGGCCGTCGGGATCGGTGAATGGCCGTATCGCCAAGAGCTTGTCCGCCATGGCCACCTGCAACATTTTGTTCCCGCTGCCAATCACCCGCACCGGTTGCACGTCCCAGCGCTCGACGCACAGGGCTTCCTCCGGTATGCCGGCGGACAGGCATTGGACGCGGAATTTCCGAACGTCCGGGTCGCGGCTGTTTTTAATGCAAAACCTACGCGCGATCTCCTGATACTGAAAATTCTGCTGCGTGTAGGCCTTGTTGAGCATGGAACCGACCAGCGCCGCGGTCGCGTTCACCTTGGCCATCGTGCGCGTGGCGGTCTCGCCGGACTTCTCCCGCTCGAAATCGAAGTCTTGGGTGAAACTCGCCGAGTTGTCCGCCATCGTCTGCCGGTTCATGGCGAACGCCTGCTCCACCACCGCGTCCTGAATCTGCCAGCGTTCCTCCGGCTTCACGAAATTCAGGCCGTCCGGGATGATCCCCTTGTCCACGAGGTCAACTTTCGTGAGCCTTTCCTGATCCGCCGGGTTCGCCACCCGGAAGTACTGCAGGAGCGATTCAAAAACGTGGTCGTTGAATTTGCAGCGCAACCGGTTTTGCAGGTGACACACGGAATACAGAAGGAAACCGAGCGACCGAACCGAATGATAACGGAACGGCGCGACGCAACTGGCGTCGGCAAACTGGAAATGGACGATTTCTTCGAGTTTGTCCGCATAAACACGGTTGCCGGGGTCATATAGAAATTCGTTGCGTGTGCCAAGGAAGGTTTTGTCCGGCGCCGACGGCGCCTCGTCCCCGCCGTAATCCACCCCACCCGCCCCGCCAATGTTACTGCTGCTCCAGGCGTCCAGAATAATCCGGCGATTCCAGCCCGACCGTTTGCCGTCGTCATTCCAAAAATAAACGTCGTACGTGTCTATCGTCGGCACCGCGTCGCTGGCGTACAACCCCCCATCCTGCTTGACCCGTTCCTCCATCTTTTCCGGCGACCAGACCTCCGGCCAGTTCGTTCCCATCAACTGCCGCGCCTGATCGTCCACCCATTTGATGCACTGCTTGACCAACGGCATGTTCCACGCCGGGTCCACCTTTGGCCCACTGGTCAGCTTTTGCAGTTGCGCCCCGGTGTACTGCCGGTAAATGGCGATGAACGGAAGGTTTCGCATGGAGACCAGCGTGTTCGACGGCACGAGCACGTCCTCGACGCCCAAGTCGTACGGACACCAGTTCTCGCGGTTTTCCCACATGGATGGCCCGATGCCGTGCAGCACGTTGAGCGCGAAGATGCTGTCACGGACGTTCAGGTAATCCTTGGACTTTTTGA